TTTGTAATGCTTTTAAATTTTCAAAGATTTGGAAAAATGAAAGGAATGTGCCAAATAGTTACCTGGTCCATAAGAGATGAAAGCCATCATGTTGATTGTTTAATAAAATTATTTCATGCATTAGTTGATGAAAACAAACACATTTGGAATGATGATTTTAAGAAAACTTTATACGACATTGCTAGAGACATGGTATCATTAGAAGATAAATTTATTGATTTAGCATTTGAACAAGGTGGTGTGGAAGGTATAGAGCCAGACCAAATTAAACAATACATCCGTCATATTGCAGACCGAAGACTGTTGCAGCTAGGCTTAAAACCTAATTTTGCTGTTAAAGATAATCCATTACCTTGGCTTGATTGGGTTTTAAATGGTGTAGAGCATACAAATTTCTTTGAAAACAGAGCAACAGAATATGCAAAAGGAAGTATGACTGGAAATTTATGGGGTTAATAGTACCCATATTAGAAGGAAAAAGGTATGAACCATTTAGATGACATTCAATTACCCTACACAGTAGACGAATTAATTAATCTTTTAGATAAAGTTTTTCCAGAAAAAGCGCCTGATTTAAAAGACAATGAAAAAACTGTCTGGCACAAAGCAGGACAACGAAGTGTAGTCAATTGGTTAATTGAATTGAAAAAAAGAAATGAAAATAATTTATTAGGGAGTAAATAATATGTGTATATCATCGACAAAGTCTGCGCCAGTTATAACTAGACCAGACCCAAATATAAAATATGTCGATGGGAATGTATTTGACCCTAAAGATTCTTCACCAGAAATAGATAAAACACCAGTGAAGAAAGAAACAACAAAGAAAAGCAGTGTATCGCAAAGTTCAGACATAACGACAAGTCAATCATCTGATTTAACGATACCTTCATATTAACAAGGAGAAATAACTATGTGTATGAGTAGTCCATCGCAACCACCTGTACAAGAAACAGTTACGCCAGTAAGACAGGCTGTACAATCAGGTGATGAATTAGCACCTTCTATTGAATTAGCTTCTGAAGATTCTATGGAAATAGCAAAAAAGAAGAAATCAAAAAAAGGTACAGTAGCTATGCAAACTGACTTAAATATTCCAGGTTCTAGTGGAACAATAATATAAGGAATTCCAAATGGCAGAAAATTTAATTAACTCGGCAGAAAGTCGATATAATGCTCTGTCAGAAAAACGAGAACACTTTTTAGAACGTGGACGTGAGTGTAGTGAATTGACGATACCAACTTTAATTCCAGAAAATTCATTTACACCTACACAAGATTTCTATAGCCCCTTCCAATCAGTTGGAAGCAGAGGTGTTAATAACTTAGCTAGTAAACTCTTACTATTATTACTTCCCCCTAACCAACCATTTTTTAGATTAGCTATTCAAGGTAAAGCTAAAGAACAAGTTGAAGAACAACCACAACTTAAAACTGCGATTGAAAAATCTTTAGCAAAAATTGAAAGAGAAGTTATGGGTAAAATAGAGTCTCTTGCAATTAGAGTTCCAATCTTTGAAGCTATAAAACATTTAATTGTTGGTGGCAATGTACTTTGTCATTTGCCGAAAAAAGGTTCAATGAGAGTTTTTCCATTAAATCAATATGTATGTAAAAGGGATGGTGACGGAAATTTATTAGAAATAGTTGTAAAAGAAAATGTATCGGTTCTAAGTTTAGAACCAGAAGTTAGAGAAATAGTGTTACAACAAATGAGTAAAGAAGACGCTAAGTCTGAAACTTCATGCGATTTGTATACACACATTTACAAACTAGATAATAAAAAGTTTTATGTTTGCCAAGAAGTAAAAGGAATTAAAATTCCTACATCAATTGGTGAATATGCTGAAGACCAATTACCATGGATTTGTTTAAGAATGGTACGTGTAGATTCTGAGGACTATGGAAGAAGTTACGTAGAGGAATTTATTGGTGACTTGAAGAGCCTTGAAGGATTATCACAATCACTTGTCGAAAGTGCTGCGGCTTCTTCTAAAATGGTATTTATGGTCAAACCAAATTCAACAACAAAGAAAAGAGATTTAGCAGTAGCACGTAACGGTGACATTATATCTGGAAATCAAGATGATGTTAGCGTGTTACAAGCACAGAAATTTTATGATTTACAAACAGTAGAAAAATCAATTGGTAGACTTGAAGAAAGACTAGCATACGCTTTCCTACTTAACACAGCAATTCAACGTCAAGCAGAAAGAGTTACGGCTCAAGAAATTAGATATATGGCTAATGAACTTGAGACTGCTATGGGTGGAATTTATTCTTTATTATCACAAGAATTACAATTACCTTTAGTCGCTCTTCTTATGACAAGAATGGGAAGTAAAAACGAAATACCAAAACTTCCAAAAGGTTCTGTAAGACCAACTATTATAACTGGTGTTGAAGCACTAGGTAGAGGGAATGACTTACAGAAACTAAGAGAGTTTGTAGGTGAGATAGGACAGTTAGCACAAATGAATCCTCAAGCAATTCAATTATTAAACATAGGTGATTTAATTGAAAGATTAGCAACAGGTCATGGAATTGAAACTGAAAACTTAATTAAGTCTCCTGAACAACTACAAGCAGAACAAGAACAACAAATGCAAATGCAGCAACAACAACAAATGATGGACACAGCACAAGCTGTTGCACCTAAAGTTGCTGACAACGTTACAAAACCTCAAGGATAATAAACAATGGTAGAAAAAGTAGAAATAAAAGAAGCTGAAACAACTTCTGAAAAACCAATAGATACTACTCAAGATAAAACTTTTGAAAATGAAAGTAGACCTGAGTGGTTACCAGAAAAATTTAAGAACGCTGAAGACATGGCTAAAGCCTATGGTGAACTTGAAAACAAATTAGGACAGTCTGAAAATAATAATAATAAAGACTCAGAACCTAAAAAAGAAGAGACTAAAAAAGATGACGCTGACTTATCAATTGATAAAGCAGAAAAAGCTGTAGAAAATGCAGGGTTAGATATGGCTTCTCTTCAACAAGAATATAATGAAGGTGGGCAATTAGCTGATAAATCTTATGATGCTTTAGAAAAAGCAGGAATACCTAGAGATTACGTAGACGCTTTTATTAAAGGTCAAGAAGCTATCGCTCAACAAACTTCTAATACACTTAAACAAGAAGTAGGTGGCGCAGACGCTTATAACAATATGATGTCTTGGGCTTCAGACAATTTAAGTGAAGCAGAAATAAATGCTTATAATTCAACAGTAAATGGTAAAGACATTGAAGCAACTAAATTAGCAATCGCAGGATTGAATGCTAGATTTAAAAATGCTGAAGGTGTTGAACCTAATTTACAAACTGGGAACAGACCAAGTACAAGTAATGCACCTGGTTATCGTTCTTGGGCTGAAGTTACAGCAGCAATGTCTGACGCAAGATATACTTCAGACAATGCTTACAGAGCAGACGTACAAGCTAAATTAAAGAACAGTGAGTTATAATGGCGTACAAACCAAAACCAAAACCAAAGCCGAAACCAAAACCAAAAAATAAGAGGTATTAACATGGCAAAGACAGGACTATATGCAAACATCCACAAAAAACGTGCTAGAATTAAAGCAGGTTCAGGGGAGACTATGCGTAAAGCAGGTACAAAAGGCAGACCTACAGCAGCACAATTTAAACAAGCTGCGAAAACTGCTAAATCATAGTTGTGTTACCTATTTAGGTAGCAACTGCTAACACAAAGTTAAAGTCCATTAACTTGACCGTTCTGAGGAACGACAATCTTGTGAAACATACTTGAAATTTGTGAAAGCTTTTTAAACAATAACAATAGAAAAAGGAGACAATTATGTCAAACGCAACTCCGGCTTCCATTGGACGAGTAAACGCTTCTGGTTCAGAAGACGCATTGTTTTTAAAAGTTTTTGCCGGTGAAGTTATTACTTCATTCGACAGAGCGAGTAAAACACAAGGCGCTGATTCAGTAAGAAGTATCAGTAATGGTAAATCTGCAACGTTCCCTGTAATGGGTAGAACTACTGCGGCTTACCACACACCTGGTGCAGAAATACTTGGTTCTGATGTGAACCACAACGAAAAGGTTATTACAATTAATGACCTTTTAATCTCTTCAGCTTTTCTTTCAAACATTGAAGAAGCTAAGAATCATTGGGATGTAAGAAGTGCATATTCTACTGAAATCGGTAGAGCATTAGCATTCCAAAAAGACAAACACGTTCTACAAACAATCGGTCAAGCTGCACAAGCTTCGGCTTCTGTTACTGGTGGAGACGGTGGTACAGTATTAACTAATACTAATATCGCTTCTGCAACAGCAGCAACATCTGCAAATGGATTTATTGATTCATTGTTTGATGCTGCGAAAACATTAGACGACAAATATGTACCGGCAGACGGTAGAGTTTGTTTCTTAAAACCTGAAATGTACTACAAATTAGCAAACGCTACAAACGCAGTCAATGTTGACTTCAGTGGTGGTGCTAACGGTGGTGTTGCTTCAGGTAGGGTGTTACAAATTGCAGGTATCAGATTAATTGCTGTTCCTCATTTTGTTGCTTCAAACGTAACTTCTGGTGCAGACGCAGGTTCAGCTACTCAAGGTGGTTCAACACCTCAAGCTGTTAACTTGACTGCATACGAAGGTTTAGTTTGTCACCCATCAGCAGTTGGAACTGTTAAGTTAATGGATTTAGCTACTGAGATGGAATACGACATTAGAAGACAAGGTACTCTAATGGTTGCTAAATACGCTATGGGTCATGGTGTATTAAGACCAGAAAGTGCTGTAGGAATTAAAGACGCTTAATATTCATTAGGCTTATTTATACTATATAGGAGTAGGGGACGAGGGAGACTAAATCCCCTACTTTAATTATTAAAAAAGGAAAATCATGACAACACAAATTACACCGACAACGGAACTGCAGGCAATTAATACTATGCTAAGTTTCATAGGGGAAGCCCCAGTCAGTTCTATAACAGGAAATATAGGAACAGACGTAGCTGTCGCTGTAAATATTTTAGATGAAACTTCCATGAGTGTTCAGTCACAAGGATGGTTTTTCAATAGAGAATTTGAAGTTACACAAGCAAGAGACTCAGACAACAAAGTTCCTCTAGACTCTAACTGCGTTCAAGCAGAAGCTTCTAGACCTTACCAATATTTATATCAATACACTATTCGTAAC